TTGCTTTAAAATATTTACTAAATGTATATTCATAGAGCCTCTTGATTATTTATATTACTAAATCTCCTTCATCATTCCAATCACCCCAATCAGAATCATATAAATGTTCTGAATGTTTACCACCATCATCAAAAATCATAGCTGGCGCATCATCTTCTATTTTGTAGCGTGATTCAATATGTGTTCTATTAATCACATCACCATCATAAAAAGGGGTTTTAATAAAATACAATGCCCAAGCAAGAGCTAAAACTGTATCATCATGACAAGTTTCAGTTTCACTTCTGTAAATTCCCGGTTGGTGTTCGACATATCGGGTAAGCTCATACACGGTGGTTTTGTCAACTACTTTGAGCCACCCCTTTTCCATATATTCTTTGAGTAGTAGATTTGCAATATTTTTCGACTTTTTAGTTGATCGGATACCTAATCCTTTTTTATCACAATTACACATATTTTCATATTCGTAAGTGTGCCAAATAGTCGCTGCAACCTCACCAGCTTCTTGACCATTGGATTCTACCATCATATATGCATTGTTATAATATTCTGCAACACCAATGCAAACTTGAGCAAAATCATAAGGAGAAATCATATTGTTTCTGTAAGTAGCAACTTGATAAACTTCATGTGGACCTACTATTTTTAGAACTGTTATAGCTGACGAGTCATTTCCGGTGCCTCCACTTGAATCAATCCCTTCAACATAAAATGCCCCTTCTTGTGGATATTATATATAAGTAAAGCCCCACCCTGCTTAACTTCAACTGGATCTGATATTTCTATTCTTTCTAATATATCAGAATCTACGAGTGTTGAAGAACTTCCAAGAAACTTGCAATTATGAGACTTTATCCCATTACTCAAATATGAATGTTCCCTATCATGAACTTCAAGTATATCATACACAAAATCTTTCTCTACAAGATATTCAATATTTTTGATTGTTTCAAAACTATTATTTATTTGAAGTGGTTCACCTTCAATAAACTCCTTAGCTTTTTGAACCATACCATCAACTATAAATTCATGCTCATAGTTTACTTTTATCTGTAAACCAGATTCAAGGGTAAATCTAATTATATTACATGGGTTTACTGACTTTGAAATTCCTTCAAAATCAACAAATCCATTATCCGTCAATATCTGATAATCACTAAACTTTTTTATTGTAAACATATCTAAGACATCCACTGGTATATATTACATTTTTCATTTTACTGTCATTTTCCAACACAACATTGCTATATTGGTCATAGTAAAATATCCGAGGTTTTTCAACCCTATCAAAAACAAAACCTTCTTTTTCTAAACCAACACAACTATTCTTATTCTCCCAATCTCTATCAATTAACAAATATAGAATATCATTTTCTTCAAACATATCAACAATAGAATCATAGAAAATTTCTTTACCTAAAATAACATCTTTCAATTTCTTCTTAATTACATTCTTTCTAAAAAGCCAATCATGTTCATATATATGAACCAATCTGACACCTTTTTCATCACATAAATCTGTTTTCATTTTGTGATATTCTTTTCCAACTTTATCTACATTATGCCAATATGTACCATTAAATTCTATTGCTAATTTCAATTCGGGTAAGTATATGTCAATTTCAAAATTTCCTAACAAATTTCTTTTATTAAAAATCATTTCTCCATCATATATTGATTTTAAATATTTTCTTAATTTCTTTTCTGTTTTGGAAACGTTACCCATACAACTACGACAGCCCTTTTTATGGCTTAAAAAATTAGTTGGGTATGGATAAAATACTCCATGTCGTGGACATATAACTTTAACTTTAGTATGACAATTTACATATTCTATTTCACTATAATCATATTTGTCACCATGTACCAATTTACATTCTTCAATAAACTTCTCTGTTGTTTTTCGTTGAGAGTTTGCAGATTTGATTATCCCACATTTATGACAACCCTGCTTAACATCAACATGTTTAGATGGTTTTATTTTAAACTCACCATGGAGTGGACAAATTAAAATAACTTTCGTATGACAATTTACATATTCAACTTTACTATAGTCATATTTGTCACCATGTATTTCTATAGCTTTTTTCAAAAAATCTTCTTGTGGTGCAGCAAAAAATCTTCTACGAGCTTCAATAGCACATTTAGGGCACCCACGTAAATTTGTTTTATGAGTATGATTATTCCAAGATTGATAAAATGTTCCATGTTCTGGACATATAATAGCGTGTTTTTCTTTCTTATTCAAAGTTATGTCAACTTTACTATAATCATACTTGTTATTGTGAAGTTTTTTAGCATTATTGATAGATTCAATAAAATTGTTTTCTCTGTTACATTCTTTACAAACACACATTTCGACGAGACACTGTGCCGATTTCTTTATCTCTCCATGCCATGGACATATGACTATGACCTTATCAGAAGATTTTTTACAATACAATTTACTCAAATCATAAAAATCACCATATATATCAGTTATGAAATTCTTTATATTTTCTGTTTTATATATCACTATGCGCACATCTCATAAAAGTCACCAATATCAACAGTTTCAACTAAACCAGTATTTTTATTTCTAACTGTTATTTTAGTATCTTGAACTACGCAACCAAATTCCTGATTCCATTGAACTATTCCACCCGGAAGAGTTTTTATCGTTTCCTCTTTAAATTTTTCATCTCTTCCCGGAACTTCCCACCAATTTATTTTGATTGGATAATAACTACTTCTTCCATCAACCGCTTTCTTCCACATATCATAATAATGATTCATGCCATTTGGGGTCGAAACTACGATTATCTGTGAAGATTCACCAGAAGAAATCGTTGGAAGAACACTGGCTATAAACTCACTTGCAAGCTGTGAACCTCCAGTTCCACCATTTCCAATCCAAGCAAACTCATCTAATATTAAAAGTGAAATTGATTCAGAACGTATACCAGAAACAGAAGTAGGTCTTGCTATAACTCTAATATCATTTTCAAATTCTATTGTCTTTTGATTCCAACCACCATCCTTTACTCCTTGCTGTAACCACAATGGAAGCATGATATAAGCATCTTTGACTTCTTTTAATAACTTCAATGAAGTGTTTTCTTTATTAGCAAGAATAGCATAAGTTTTATCTGAATTAAATAGTATTTTATGTATTAAATATATGCGCGTGAGGGTTGATTTCCCAATTTGTCTGCTGCTAAGTGTTAAAATATGCCGTTTCTTTTCTCCTTTATAAATAGGCGGGTCAATAAATGCTTTCAACATTTTCTTTTGAAAATCATGTAATTTTATTAACTCTTTACCCCTATCAATAGTGACAATATAGAAATACTTTTCTGCAAAGTAAATTATATCATTAGCACATTTAATCCACTCTTTTTGTAATTCTGGAGTCATGTCAACAATTTCACCAGCAGAACGCAACCCACTTATATTCTTATACATACCTCTAACCTTCTAAAAATTTCCTACACTCTTCAATCACCTTTTCTTTATTCTTATTGTAGTCACTCTCCGTTCTAAAAAACTTATAGAATCTTTGCAAGACTCATGTATCCATCCTATTGACAACATTCAAAATAAACGCTTAAACTCAACACTTAATTATTTATACAAAAAGGGGAACCACTAAAAGCAATTCCCCCTAATAACAGAAGCTCGAAACTGTTAAAAGTAGCTTTTGTCAGACTGGTAGCTACCACACCTTGATTGGCTTTTTACATCTCCTTTTCATACCCACATGGACATTTTTCAACCATACAATTCATATCTGTATCTGGATGTTCTTCTTTGTGACTGCTCCCACAACTAAAGTCGTGGGTTTCTAAGAGCCATAGGCTCTATAGACTCCAGTCCGAGTCTATGTATATTAATAGATGCATTTAGATCACGGTCTATAGTCAATCCACATTTAGGACAAGAATGAACTCTATCCTTCAATGTCTTAGGAACTATAGACTTACACCCTGAGCACTGTTGTGTTGTATTCTTAGGATTAATAGCTATTACCATCTTACCAGCTTCTTCCGCTTTGTAGGACAAAATAGATATTAACTGACCCCAAGAAACATCACTTATACTCTTACTAAATTTCTTCTGCTCTACCATAGACTTAATATTTAAGTCTTCATGAGATATTATGTCATATTTACGTACAAGATTTAAAGCTATCTTATGACAAAAGTCATTGCGTTTATTTTTGATTTTCTCATGTACCCCCGCTACAATCTTTTTATGTTTCTTTCTTTTCTTTGTTCCTTTCTTGGCCTTACTCAGTTTTCTTTGTGCTTTAGCAAGTTTTACTTGACTTTCTTTAAAGAATCGAGGATTTTTTACAGTGCTCTCATCAGAAGCATAAATGAAAGTTTTTAACCCAAGGTCAATACCAATGGTGTTACCAGTCTTTGTCAGTGGAGCAGGTTTTTCTACTTCACAACTAAAACAAACATACCATTTATCAGTGGATGTTTTTTGTATAGTACACGTTTTAACAATTCCTTCGACTGGTCTATGAAAAACAGTTTTAACTCTTCCAGTTTTAGAAAAATATGTACTATTTTCATGAATCCTAAAACCCGTTTGAGGATAAGTAATAGAATCATATCTACCATATCCTTTAAATCTGGGAAACCCGGGATTTTCCTTGTTCTTAACTCTGCGGAAGAAGGATTTAAAAGCAAAGTCTACTCTTCTTTGGACATTTTGAAGCACTTGAGAATATACGTTATTAAGCTCTGTTTTATTCAATTTCCATTTAGTTAGAAATTCTGATGTATCATAAAGAGAAAGACTTTTATTTTCAGTTTCATAATAATTTTTACGTAGTTCAAGCGTCTTATTATAAGTCCACCTACTAAGCTCAAGTTGTTGATTAAGCTTAGACATTTGAAGTTTGGTTGGGTATAGTCTGTATTTAAAAGTTTTTCTCATATATACTACATATTTTAGTTAAAATACTTTGGTTTAGTTGTTCGCTTTCATCCCACAACTGAAGTCATGGGGTTTCCATATCACCACTATAAAACTCTTGAATTTTGCCATTCTCACACACCCTTTATTTACTCACATTAAACCCAAATAGAAACACCATTTCTACTTTTACGACTATTAATCACATTACTTGTTTTCAAAATCTTCTCCAGCTTTTTATTTGGAGCACTACCTAAATTCAGTTTACTATACTTATTATTCAGCCAATTGAAAAAATTGTTTGAGCTTGCAGTATCTAATACATCATCAAGATATAGAGAATTGTTGGGATTTGTAGCCTTTTTCTGTTTTAAAAAATTGATAACTTCCCTTTCAAGTTCATCAACATTATCTATATCAAAAACGCCACTCTTCTCAATCAAATACTCTTTCCACGTTTTCATTTTACATCTCCTTTTCATCTTGAATATCAAATTTAGCTTCTATCTCATTCAACTGAGATTCCTTTTGTACTTTCTTGAAAAAGTCAAGCATTTCACTACTGGTTACTTTCAATTCCTTTTCTTGTTCTTTTTCACCACCAATCTCTTCATTTGGTTCACCATATGTCACATTCAAATCAAACAACATTTTGTTAAGCTCTCTTAATTCTTTCAATTGATTTAAAAAGGAATCTGCTAACTTTGCAAATGCTTCTCTTTGTGAAGCTGCTGCGCCTATCTTTAAATCCGCTCTTGCATCTTCCAAAACTCCTAAAGTAATCTCGATAAGAGTTTTAAGTGTTGTTTTTAGATAATCCTTATCTTCAATTGTAATTTCTGTTGTTTTTTCCAACGATTGAATTATTTCCTGTTTCTTTTTATCTACTATTTCAAGAGCTGTACTAATCTTCTCATCACTCGAAAGTTCCGATAAATCAATATTGTGACTCGTAAGAGACATAGCTATTTTTTCAAAATTTGTCAAGTTATCGTTCATATATTACCTTTCATCACCACTCAAATTACTATATGAGTAAATTCCTGTATTCGCATCATATATCCAGAAACAACAAAATCATTAATTAACAGTTGCAGATGTAGCTATAATAAAACCCGTCGAGCCAAGTGGATATAATTTCTTTGTAACTTTCACATCATTTGAAGAATCCACATAAGCAATGTATATATCAGAACCATTAATATCAACATCAACTATTGTAACAACATCACCATCTAAAGTAGCAGTCACATTCATAATCATTTATCTCCTTTAATTATAATTCTTTATAAGTTTTAAATTATTTGAAGTGTCTATACATACATGAGAATTAAATTTACCTTCTCTTCGCGTTTTTAAATTTTTTACACGTTCACCATCTAAATTTAATGGTGGATTATTAGTTATTTCGGCATATTCTAAATTGTTCCCATATGCATATGCATACATTCCCGGGAAGCCGAGAGCTGATTGTTGGTGGAGCCATAAATCCTCTTCGGATGTAAGCATTCTATAAAAAATAATCGTTTCATATATTCTACCAGTGTATGTGTTATCTGGACAGAGCCGAAAAATAAACGGGTCGTTTGGAACTTCTGTAAATAGTTCAGGATTACCTATTTCAATTAAATCACCTGCTTGAGACCTATAATATATCCGACCGTTTGTATAGTGGACTGATGTTATTTTCACATCCCCCGTTGAGATAAACGATTCGTTTTTGTTGATGCTTTGGGGAGAATAAAAA